CAGCTCGAAACGTAGAGGTAGACGAATATAATGAGTGACAAACTATCAGCACAGCCTTGGCACGACGAAATATCGCGCTACCAAGAAGAATATAAGAAGTGGACGGAGCGTGGCGAGAAGATTGTCAAGCGCTACCGTGACGAGCGCAAAGACGCAGAGCAAGCGGACGCACGATTTAATATTCTTTGGTCTAACGTACAAACCTTAATCCCCGCCGTTTATAGCAAGATGCCAAAGGCTACCGTTAGCCGTAGGTTTGGCGACAATGACCCAATTGGGCGCGTTGCATCTATATTGGTTGAGCGTGCATTGGACTTTGAGATTGAGCATTACACCGACTTTAGAAGCACGATGCGTTATGCCGTGGAAGATCGGTTCTTAGGTGGCCGTGGCGTGGCTTGGGTTCGTTATGAGCCGCACGTTACCGAAGTGCCTGGTATGCCTGAGATGCCCGAAAACGATGATGGCTTGCAAGTCACCGAGGACGCTGACGAGGCAGAATCCCAAGACTTCACCGCTGGTCAAATCGAACCGATGGAACAGATTGAGTATGAGTGCGCACCGACTGATTACGTTCATTGGGCTGATTTTGGCCACAGCGTTGCCCGTACATGGGAGGAAGTGACCCAAGTATGGCGTTGGGTTTACATGACCAAGGATGCGTTGGTTGAGCGTTTTGGCGAGGAAGCTGCCCGCAATATCCCCTTGGATAGCGGCCCTGATCCATTGTCTAACTATGCAAGCAACCAAAAAGAATACACACGGGCAAAGATTTGCGAATTGTGGGACAAAGAGACGGCCAAGGTTTATTGGTTTAGCAAGCAAGGCAACAAGTTCATTGACGTTCGTGATGACCCGCTAGAGTTAGAGCAGTTTTTCCCATGTTGCAAGCCTTTGTATGCAACGATGACAAGCGACAGCCTTGTGCCTGTGCCTGATTTCGTGCTTTATCAAGACCAAGCCAACGAATTGGACATCTTGAGCGACCGCATTGATGGATTGGTCAAATCTTTGCGTGTTCGTAGCGTTTACGATGCAAGCGTCCCCGCATTACAGCGTTTGCTGACTGAGGGCGATAACAACACCCTTATTCCTGTCGATAAATGGATGGCATTTAGTGAGAAAGGCGGCCTGAAGGGTGCGATTGACCTATTGCCTTTGGATACTTTGGCTAATGCTTTGCTGCAATGCTACCGCGCAAGGCAAGAAATCAAACAACAAATCTATGAAATCACGGGTTTGTCGGACATCTTGAGAGGCGCATCACAAGCAAGCGAAACCGCTACTGCCCAACAGATCAAGGGACAGTTTGCAAGCCTTAGACTGCGTTCTATGCAAGAGGAAGTGGCGTTATTTGCTTCTGAATTGATTAGACTTAAAGCGCAGATCATTTGCACCAAGTTTCAGCCGCAAACAATTCTGATGTATGCGGGCGCAAGCCAAATGCAACCCGTGGATCAGCAAATGATTCCAATGGCTTTGCAACTGATTAAAAACAAGCCATTGCGTAACTTCAGGATTGAGGTGGCGGCAGATAGCTTGGTTCAGTTGGACGAGGCGGCCATAAAGCGTGAGCGTACCGAGTTTATTGGTGCGTTTGCAGGGTTCTTACAGCAAGCTATGCCTGTTGCACAAGCAAGCCCTGAAATGACCCCCGTTTTGATGGAAATTATGAAGTTTGGCGTGAGTGCGTTTAAGTCATCACAACAGCTTGAGGGCGTGATTGACCAGGCGTTGGACAAAATCAAGGAAAAGATGGCGCAACCACAGCAACCCAAGCCTGACCCTGAGATGATGAAGATGCAAGCGCAACAACAAGCCGAACAGATGCGAGTTCAGGCAGATATGCAAGTGGCACAGGCTAAAGCTCAATTCGATGCCCAACTGCAACAAGCCAAACTCCAAGCCGAGGCGCAACAAATGCAATTTAATGCCCAACTTGAGAGTGCAAAACTTGAGCGTGAGCAACAAATGGAGCGTTTCAAGGCTGAATTGGATGCCAACACCAAGATTAGGGTTGCACAGATTAGCCACTCAGCTTCTGTGTTGCCCGAAGATATGGATGCCCAACAACAGATGCACGCCACATTGAATCAAGACTTGCGCGGCATGATTGAGGCGATGATGAACACGGTTAACAATTCACACCAACAAGTGATGAACAGCCATAACCATAGCGTTGGCACAATGCAGGAAATGCTGAAAAACCAAAACGACAACACGCAAGTAATGAAGAACGTGGCTGATCTGATTTCAGCGCCCAAACGAATTGTGCGTGGCCCTGATGGTAAAGCCATAGGCATGGAGGTCATCAAATGATTACGACAACTAAAGGCGAAATGGAAGAATCCTTGCTCGAAAAGCGTGAGGGTCAATCCGACACCGACACCGAGACAATCGAATGGGTGGAATATTGGCTAAATGGCGAGCTAGTGCATCGTTCTGTTCATGTAAAACTTAAACACGCAGCCGTTGCTGATGGCGCTGCATCATCTTTCTAAGGAAACAAAATGGCAAATACAACGGCAATGTGTACGAGTTTCAAGGGCGAATTGCTCACGGGAACACACAACTTCACGCCTAGCACGGGCAACACCTTTAAAGCGGCTTTGTACTTTGCATCAGGCAGTTTGGGTGCGGGAACGACTGCTTATTCAACAACCAATGAAGTCACAAATACTTCAGGCACGGGCTACACAGCGGGTGGCGTGACAGTTACCAATGCAAATGCCCCCGCAACAAGCGGTACAACGGCTTATTGGACACCATCCGCTAGTTTTACTTGGACTGCCTTGACGGTTACAACGGCATTTGATGCGGTTTTGATCTATAACTCGACATCGGCTAACAAGGCGGTCAGCGTTCACAACTTTGGATCGCAAACAGTCACGGCTGGCACATTCACGCTGACCATGCCTACCAATGATGCGACCACAGGCTTACTGCGTATTGCATAATGGCACAAGGCCCATGGGGAACGGGTACATGGGACGATGCCCAATGGGATAGTCTGCCCATATTTGGCAATGAAGCTACGGGTGGCGTTGGCAGCCCTAGTGTTGCTGTCAGCCCCACGCTCACAGGCGTAAATGCCACGGGCGCAGCGGGTACAGTATCAAGCGCAAACTTTAATACGCTCTCAGGCGTTATTGCAACGGGTGCTGTTGGCTCTTTCTCCAATAACTCTAGCTACGCATTAACAGGCGTATTGGCCACAGGCGCGGTTGGTGCATTTACTAATGCAACAAGTATTGCGTTAACGGGTGTCCAAGCATCGGGCTTGGCGGGTAATGAGGCCGAATCGGTAACTGTTGGCCTAAGTGGGGTGGCGGCAACGGGTTCTGTTGGTTCGTTTGCCACAGTATCTGAAGCCATTCAATTAATTGGTGTCCAAGCTACGGGTGCGGTTGGCACTCTTACGGCTTTCAAGCCTATTATCTACATTGATGACACCCATGACCCTGGCCCTGACAAGCTCAAAAAACAATTAAAACGTGAGCAAGAAAAGAATAAAAAGCGCAGAGACGAGATTATTGCGGCATACGAGCGCATTGTTGAAGGCAAGATACCCGAAGAAATAATTGCGCCTTATGTTGAAACATTTGCTACAATCGCAACGAAGCAAAATGTCACATTGACAGACATTCAGAAAATGCTGTCTAATTTGGACAAAATGCAGTTAATTTGGGACGACCACATCGAATCAGATGACGAGGAAATTTTGCTACTATGAGAACAACTTACGTTATGCGTAATGGCGAATTGGTTGAAAAACACAAGGCCAACGATGATGTTAACGCCCCTATGATTATGGGCGATATTACTCCTTACCAATCAATGATTGACGGCTCGATGATACAGAGCCGAAGCCGACACCGTGAACATCTCCAAGCAAATGGATGTATCGAGGTGGGCAATGAATCAATGGAAACAAAACTCACCGCCCCCTCAAACGAGAAGCGGCGTGAGGTATTGGCTCAACAGTTGGGCAACATGACCCACAACGAAGCCAACAAGATAATGAATTCATTGCGTGAGCAAGCCAATCAAATGAAATATCACAGGAGATAAACTTTGGATACTACAGAACCCATTGTCCCAACGGAAGCGCCCGATAACAGGCGTGA